ATTTGCGTCAACCCATTCTGCCAGAGCAGCATCAAGCCGTCCAAGATCGGTTGTACAATGTTTAAAAGTGTATTCCGCATTCTTTTTTTGTGCCTCGTACCTGTGTCTTAGGGCGTCTATAGCAAGAGTTCGCATGTATTCTCCTCTAAGCTATAGTATAGAAGAAAAACCGACGTTTGTCAAATGTTTTGTGCGATGAGCCACACGATAGGAGCCATCAAAGCAATAAACAAAACAATAAGACCAATCATAAACATATTGTATATTAGTTGATCTCGTTCTTTAGCCAGCCTGATAGCTTCTTCTTTTTGTTTCTTGCGTAAATCGGCCTGTATTCGAATGATGTCTTGCCACGCATTCACACCGTACTGGCCTACGATAAAGTTACGAAGTTCGTTTTCCATCTGTTCAGCCTTCTTCTTGGCTGCAAACGTCTCTAGGGCTTCTTCTTCGACAGACCCGAACCGACGGCCTTTTGCTTTACTATGCTCTGTCTTTACCGCGTTGATGGCATTCATCCAGCGACCTAAATCGCCTGCCATCGACTCAACTTCTTTGCCTACCTCAAATCCTTTTTTGATTGCGCCGTAGGCTGTAGTAGCAATTCCAATAGCAGTAATCGGGTCCATCGTTTCCTCACTTGGCTATAGGTTTGCAAACTGCAGTTATGTTGAGTCTTCTTCCGTCTCCTACAGGAACAGACCGCTGGTTAGACAGTCGTTCCGCAAAGTATAAACATCTGTCAATATCTTTGAAGCGTTGGGTTTGATCAATTAAGGTTGCCCCTATGTAAACAGTGAGGATGAACTCAATCATTGGTCCTGCAGCAGCAACAGTTCTAATCTTTGGATAGCCATTTTCATATCTTGAATAGCATCCTTGTCTGCGTGACTAACCTGCATGTTGCTAACAGTTATACTTAGATCGTGAGTTGTTTTTAGGTTCCAACCGGCAAGGCCAATCATAATAGCCATCAAACCCGTAATGATTTGCTTTTCCATCAGTCGCGGTATCCGCCGCCAGCCTTTTTATAAGCTACGGCTAGCATCTGGGCTTTACGTGCAGACCACTGACCGGCTTTTCCGCCTTTGCTGCCAGCTTTAATTTGACTGAAGAGTCTTTTTCTCAGAGCAGGCTTGGTGTAGTTACCTGCTTCATTGACTCTGCTTTTGGGTTTTGTTTTTGCTCTAGGTGCCACTAACGTGTTTCCGAACTACGATATGCACCACGAGGTTGTTGAGTGCGACCACCGTAAGCTTTTTGCGATTTACGGTAATCTGCATAAGCGTCTGCGCTACTAAAGTAATCAGGCAGTTCGATACCCTGATCGGCATACAGCTTTTTTATTGAATCTTTATGGTTATTAAAATAATCTTCGTGCATGTCTCTTGGTGCATCAGAAGGATAAGGTTTTGGCAAACCAGACGTATTCTGTTTTGTTTTTTCTTTTGGTTTTTGTTTCGTACCAAAAGTCTCTTGTCTTTTTCCTACTACACTTTTTAAGTAATCAAGCATCAAAATTCTCCCGCTTTCATAGCGTCTGAAAGTTTAACGGCCCGTGAACCAACCTGACGTGCCCACCGCGAATCCATCATCTCCATTGCGGCAATATCAAACCGACCTTCGTGGATAGCGTTCCACATATTCTTGAACTTGCACAGACGGGGGACACCCATGTTAAAAGCCATGTCCATGAGAATTAGTTGGCGTACAGAGTCTAAGTTTTCTACGCACGGATGAACTTTGCACAGTTCGTTCTCTACGATACGAATATCATTCATTGCAAGGTAACGAGCATCCGCTTCCGTAATACCGTGTTCATAGACAACCGCCATGCTGGGAATATCAATGTATTCTAATTCTTCTTTGGTAATACCTCTATCTTTGAGGTTACGACCAATACCGATAGTTTCAATACCCAAGCTATCTTCATAGACAGTCAGGACCATACCTTCGTGTTCGATAAGTTTATCTAGGAAATGCGAAGTATTGTATTTCATTTTCGCGTCTCCGTAATCCGGTGATTAGATTGACCGGGGTTTTTACCTTCGTGATTCATCCACACGGCGAAGGCTCCTGTCATTGCGCCAGTTACCACAGATACTAAACCAGCCTGTGCTGCACTGGGATCTTGTAAGGACATGAACCACTCGACTACACGCCAACTCATTAGCGTCATTATGAGCATCATAAATCGAGGTAGAAGTTTCCATTCAAGTATCTTTTCTGCAGCCATTATTTTTTACCGAAGAACTTTGCTGCGCTACGTGTTCCGAAGCTGGCAGCTACAATTGTGCCCAAAGTATATTGATAGTAAGACGGCATAGCTTCTAGGGCTGTGAAACCTTCCGTAACAATTTGTCTACCCCAATCACCACAGAAAGCTAAAATCAGGGGCACCGAAAACAAAATTGTAAGCCATTCGTCTTTCCACGAGGATGCAGAAGCATCTGCCATCTTTAAGTCCCAGTCGATTTCACCGGTAGCTTTCTTTTCCATGATGACAGCTTCAGCTTTTGCTTTGGCTACCTTCGCACCGGTTTCGGCTTTGGTCTTTTCAACCTTACCTTCTAGCCATGTTCCGGCTAGGTTTGAGATTGGTCCAATTAGGGCTGCTAACATTTCCACCTCTTACGGGCTTGACGCAGACGACTATTCGGATCGGCTGCTGCTTTAGGAAACTGTTTCATCTGTCCTGCAGAACGTGCACAGAAAGACTTGCGACGTTTGGCATCCTTGCTTCCGGGTTTTACTTTGCCAGTAACAGCAGTCTTTAATTTACTACCGGGATTTTTCTTCTTATATTCTTTTACGCCTTTTGCAGTCATTCCTGCGCCAGACTTGGTAGGGCGATAGTTTGCACCTTTACCTGTCGTTGTTTTGCGTATCGGAGTTTCTTTTTTACGTGGCATAGTGGGTTTACCCCCGGCAAGGTTACTTGCTTATATCATAAAATAAAAAAGGTGTCAAGGGGGCAAGTTGCCCTGCCCCCCGACAGTCAATTAGGCAAGTGTGTCTACTACGCCACGAACAAGTGCTTCTGGACGCAGAACTTTGCGACCGAACACATGCAAGCCACGAACGATGTCGCTGAAGGTGTCGGTTGAACGAACAACTTCTGTCTTTGCAATGTGTGAGGCAGTTGCTACTGCTGACATGTGACCAGCCAAGCAGATTGATTCGCCGTCACCGCCTACAACACCAGTCATTGAAACGGCATCAGTTTGACCTGCTACCATTGCAGTTGACTTGTAGCAAGCGAAGCCAGCAATGTTGCCCTGCATAACGAGACCGTTACGCAGTGGTGAAGTACCGTCACCAGTCACCTGTACTTCTGAGAACTTTGCACCGGCTGCGAACAGCTTTGAGTAGAAAGCAGGAGAAGCTACGAACCAACGGTTCTCTTCAGGAACTGACTGCTCATCAAGTTCTTTTGCCATTTCAAGCATCAGATTGACAGCGTTGTCGTAGGCGGTATGAATTGCAATCGGAGCCGCTGCTGTACCCAGTGCAGTGTTGGTTGAAGTCAAACCACCAGACAGGGTTGCATCGTCGGCACCAGCAATTGCTGCACCATTGACCATTGCCTGAAGAACGTTGCCGTCAAACTTCCGCTTCAAAGAGTATGCACCTGATGAGGTAGCAAGGGCTTCAAAGTTGACGTGTGACTGACGCTCTTCGATGTCGTCGATCTTGAACGCAAAAGCGTTGGCCTGATCAACAACCATTGTTGTTTCGTCATCAGCAAGGTTCTGCGCGGTTACTGTTGTACCACGAGAGTATGCTGAGACTGTGATTGTCGGCTCTTTGATGATCCGAACTGTGTCGCCGTAGTTATCAATTTCGCCAGCGTAATCGGTGTTTGTGATGTCTTCAACAACCGAAGCGCGACGAAAGAACTTGAGAACTTTTTGGCTGAAAATTTCTGGTGTAAAGTTACCAGAAGGCAGGTTACCGTAACCTGATGCTACTCCAAAAGCCATTTTTCTATTCCTTCTTCATTTTTTGAGGTTTAAGATTGAAAGTCGATTCGCCCTTCAGATCTCGCAAGGTCTAGTTCTGCTTCTAGCTTTTCAAACTCATGCGGTTTCATCTTGGCGATTTGTGAAGCTTTCCAGATCTTCCCGTTAGTATCTCGTACGGATACCTCTTTAGGTGCTTGACGAGTCACAACTGCTGCTGCGTCATCTCGCTTAGATCTAGTCTGTTTCGGTTTTGTGCTGATGTTCTTATCAGCTTTGTAGAGGTCAATAACACGTGCCGCTAAACGAGCATTCGTATTGTTCTTGTAGATGCCATCACTCAGGGATTCTGGCTGTTCATCTAACCACTCCAAGAACTCTGCGCTACCTTTTAATTCATCAAAGTCTGGGTGTAACCGAAGAAGTTCAGCGTATGCTTTTTCCTTCTCCATGCTTTTTTCCCGTTCCTTGATAACGCCAATCTCTTCTTGCAGTTGTGAAAGTTGAGATTGTGCTTGCATCGCAGAAACAGTCTGTACGACTTCGAAAATGTCAGGATACTGTTCCTTAAATACTTGCAACTCTTCCATTGTTTTTGGCATCGGAATACCGCTGGGCATTTCAACGTCATTGGAACGTACTGCAGATTTAAGTTCGCCAATTTCCTGTTTAAATTCGTTGACCTTTGCATCGTAGTGACGTTTCAGGTCATCGTATCGCTTCTTGTAGTCGTGTGATTCTTCCGGCTCTTGTTGCTTTGCTTGTGCAAAACTTTCTCCGGCTTCGCCTTGCTGAGTAGCCGCTTCGATCTGTGCGGGGTCAGCTTCACTTTGGGCTTCTACATTCTCATCGTCATCGTCTACGTAAACGTCCTCACGGTACTTTCCTTTGTAAAGACTGTCGTTGTTAACGGTTCCGAATGAATCGTTAGCTTTGTTGGCACGGTGGCCTCTTGCTTTTGCCATTTTTATTACCTCATGTTAGCGGGGCCACATGGCTGTGGGTAGCCGCTTCGGTTGTGCTGGGGCCGCGTTATTGCGGGTAGCCAGCGAATTCTCTACTCTTTGGGAGTAAACTGATAATCCATAAACGAATCGTCATACAGTGTACTTTTTCCTAAGTCAGACGGGGTAAAGACTTCTGCTGCTACACCCAAAATTGCTAGAGGTGGCGTTGCTTTCGTAGCTACTTTTGTAAGTGCTCTACCTGCCAACTTACCTGCAGACTTAGGATCATTCTTGAATGTTTCTATAAAATTAATTCTAGACTTGTCGTCGTGAAATACCTGTTCCTGAAGAAACATCGCCATACTATCTAGAGACCGTTCTCCTGCTAAGTAGGCTCTTTTTAATTCTCTTACGAAACGTAGGTTTTTGTTTAGTTCTGACTTGGGCAGTTTTGCAAAGTATTCAGTCTTTTTCTTTGCTTGAGTTTTCCAAGCTTCCTCTACCCCATCAAATAATTCATCAATTGTGACTTTGCGGCTTTTAATTACCTGATTGCCTTTTCCGGCACCAGCAGCAAACCGACCGGCCTTTTTAACGTCAGGGGTGTGAAACTTTCCTACATCCTCTTTTCCGTAACCATAGTCTGTTGCAACTACCTTTGATGAGTCTAAGGGTTCGCCGCGATATAGAGTGACTTTGTCACCCTTTGCGAACTTTTTTCTATCGATGAAGCCACCCCCTGCGGCTTCTTGCCGACGGGCAATTTCTTTCTTTCCACGATTGTTAATCTTGTTTAGCTTGTCGTAGCCAATTTGTTTTGCAATGTGCGGCGGGATCATAACCTCGCCCTTCGATACGTTGATGGCAACCTCTTGGCTAACGCCAGACTGTCCTATATCGCCTACTTTTTTGTAGGCATCACGAATCATCTTTTCGATGTCACTGCGTCCGGCAAAGTCGGCTGCTGCAGCGTTGATTACGAAGGTTCCCTCTTGTACGTCACGAGGTTGATCGTCTGCTACGCTAACACCGTCAGGCTGGGATTGCTTACCACCAACGAACTCTGGACGCTGGGCAAAGCCTGCTTCGCCGCCTTGCTGCATACCAATGCGTCCGCCCATTGCAGCGTCGTCACCAACATCTGCTGCACCGGGATCTTGTCCTTGACCTGATGAATCAGAGCTAGAAGCACTGCCATCACTCTGACCTCCTCCGTCGTTAGTATTGTCGTTGTTGTTGTCCGACCCATCCATCTCTTCACCGTAGTAATCCCGCGAATAACTGTAGTCTGCAGTTGGGCTGGTTGAAGCTACGCCAGAGAAGTCTGGCTGATCGTTATCGTTTCCACCTGCACTTAGAGCACCCTCGCCATACGCGGATTCAATCTTGTCTTTTACTGCAGCCTTAACTCTATCCTGAAACGTAGGAACTCCGGCTGGAAGATGAATGTTTTTGCTAAGACTCCATGTTGTTGCGGCCCGTGTTTCTTTTGCAATACCTAATATTTCGGCTTTAGTTAAGCTAATGGTGCTTGCATCTACAGTTCCGCCTGCCGTTGTTATGCTACCTGTAATAGTTGCATTCAAGGCATCCGCGTAAGAATCAGTCTGTTTAGAAATGGTCCCGCCGTACGTCTGTCCCGTAACATCTGTCCAGTAGCCGTTTTGGTTGAACGTGCCCTTGCTATTTAAGATATCTTCACCAGTAATTAGATCCTGTTGCCAATTCTTTTCGTAGATTCCTTTTTCTTTGTTATATACTTCTTCTGTCAACGTTCCGGGGATGTATCCGTTGACTGCCGCTTCGAATGCCTGTACGTTTTTCGTAGACCAGCCGCTGGGTAAAACGCCACCATACTGAAAGCTTCCCGGTGCGCGACTGACGGACATACCATTCACTGACATCAGGGCACCGCCCGTTCCGCCAGTTGCCTTGTACGCTGCTGCGTTCTGGGCTTGTTGGGAGCGATTTAAGGCACCGAAACCTGCTGCAAGACCCATAAATGGAGCCACAGGTGGCATCAGACCCAGTGCACCCGGCAAACCAACTGCGCTAACTCCTGTACCAAAGGGCTTTGCTGCGGTAGGCGCACCTAGCATTGCGTCTATTTGAGTAGAAAGATTACCGGACTTCATCGCTGTGTCCATCTGTTTTGCAGTTCCCTGCAAAGACTTGAAGGCACCTTCGATCATGCTACCGAAGCCTAGACTTTTTTCTACTTCTGCTTTAGTTGTGGCGAAGGAACCTAGAGATGCTCGTTGCGAATCTGTAAGGGCAGTCGTAGCAGCATTAAAATCCATTCCACTGGGAGTCATATCGGCAAAGTTTACGCCTGTCAGTTCGCCAATAACGTCGTCGTTTACGTCCTGTACCCCGTATGAAAAGTTTTTTTCTGAAGGATTGTACGTTCCACCAAAGGTCTGCTGAAGAATATTTTCTGGTTGGTCTGGGCCACCACCAATCGGTTCGAAGATGTTTGGGCTGGTATCTTTTTCTTGATCCTGCTCGTCTGTTGGATCAGTTACACCAATCCCCGTACCTAAAGTTTGGGTATAAAAATCTACAGGGCCTGAAAAATATTGTTCTGGCGTGATGACATCAGGATTATAAAATGGCGTAGTTGTTCCGCCAGTACCTGCAGTAGACGTACTTCCAATATTTATGGTTGGTAGGGTGGTGCTAGTTGCCATTCTTAATTACCTCTTGGTAGCTATCCTTCAGTTTGAGGAGCGTTTCCACTAAAGCCAGCTTCCCCTGCACTTGGCGCAGTTCCGACTCCGATTGTGCCATTACCACGCCCCGAATCGTCAGTTCCCTGAACTCCTGCAGGTACTCCACCATCAGGGGCCATTCCTTGCTGTTGAGCAGCGGGGCCAGCTTCTGGGCTTGCGGCTTGTTGAGCATTTTGCATCATCCCTTGTAACATTTGAGCGTAAATCTGTGCTTCGTTTTGGTCGTTGACAAGACTATCTGGATCGATATCCTGAGAGATAGCCAGTTCTTTCATCAAGTTTGGTATCTTAATGAACGGTGCAAGCATAGGGTTGGCTACAGTTTGAAGAAGGGCGGTTAGACGCTGGCTACGTACTTCTTTCTGCATCACGGCTGCAACACCGCGAGGTTTAATTTCCAAGTCACCTTCAATATCCTCTACATTCTCGTTGAACTGCATATTCCATTGGAAGTATGCTTCTCCTAGAGG